GGCGTGGCGCGCCTGCTCATCACGCTCATCGTCGACTCGATGGAACTCGCCCGCGCATACGACACGCGCGTCACGCCGGACATCATCACCGCGGTCGTGCAGGAGCGGGGCCTGTCATGATGATCACGCCGGCGCAGGTGCGCCAGATCCACGTGCTCACGTCCAAGCTCCGGCTTGATGACGACGCGTACCGTGCGCTGCTCGCCGCGCACGGCGTGACGTCGAGCAAGAACCTCTCGAAGTCCGAGGCGATCGTCCTCATCGACCGGCTCACGACGCAGGCGGTCGACGCCGGCGTGTGGGTGCGGCCCGTCGGGCGCAGCAAACGCGAGCGCATCGGTCGCGGCAGCGCCCGGTGGCAGAACGAGATGGCGACGCCGGCGCAGGTGAACATGCTCGAAGCGATGTGGAGCCAGGTCACGCGTGCGACGACTCTTGAGAGCAGGCGCATCGCCTTCGACCGATTCATCCACAAACGGTTTCATCGGGGCGGGCTCATGATGGTCGAGATGGTGCTGGTCGAGAAGATCGTCCGCGCCCTCGAGGCCATGGGAGCGGAGAAGGACTGACATGCAGCACGTCATCTCAATCCTGATCCCTGTGATCATTCTCCTCGCCTATTACTACGAGGACGTGCGCTCTACCCCACAATTCAAGAACAGGAGGAATCTGTGAACGGAGTAACCCCCGGTGGCCGGGTGAGCATCTCGCCCGTCTACCTGCTCTCGACGCCGGCCGACCTGGTCGCGTGGATCGAGGCGGAAGTCGCATCCCGCGTCCAGCGCCTGCGGACCGACCCCACGGTAAGCACGCACGACCTTATCGCATGGGGCCGGGCGCACGACGTCATGAAGCTCATGCGCATGCTCGCCGCGCTCGATCCCTCGATGAACATCCACAACCCGCGTGAGTTCCTCGACGCGGTGCGCGAACAGACCCTATTTACCACTGAAATGATGACCGAATACAAGGCCCTTTCACAGCGCCTGCACGAAGCGGAAGCCGAGCTCGCCGTGCTGCGCGGGGCCGTCCCGACCAACCATACACCGGAGTATGCACCATGAATAATTTCAAACCATTTCCCGTTCCGTGCGGTTGCATCAAGACATTCTTGGAGCAGTACCATGCGAACCTGTTGACGAAAGGATGCACGGAAATCGATGTGTCGTTCGATGACTTCATCAACACAGTTGATCCAGCTGATCTCGGTGGTGATTACTTGACGCTCGGCAATCGCGTCAAGCTGTCATACATCAGCGCGATCGTGAACCCTGCGACTGGCAGGAAGAAACAGCAGAAGAAGTCATCGACGATCGTCTGGGCGTGGCGCTACTGTCCCTACTGCGGAGCCAAGATGAACACTGCGCACGTCGAATTAGAGTCGACCGACGTGCAGCCGTCATTTGTGCCTCGGCCCATCGGTAGAGATCTCGCATCCGACGAAGCGCGTCCCTACGACGGACAGACGCGCCGTGCACAGGGAGAGGAGGTGCAGTCATGAAGTTCACCTTCACGAATGATCAGCTCGCCATCCTCGCGTCATGCGAGGGTGGAGCGGATGTATACGGCTTCGCAGATGCACTATTTCTCAGAGGACTTCATCAGACTCGCTGCGGTTTTGTCCGCATCGTCAAAGCTCGCTACGCACCGAAGAATGGCGCCGAACGGCAGCCGTATTTCGGTTGCATCCTGACGAGAAAAGGTCGGGATGTGCTTGCCATTCTGATGCGTGGAGGAGGAGGAGGGAGTGTTCCTCGATCGAGGCGCTGGGCCCAACCAGGAGACGACGAGTCTGATCTATTCATGCGTGCGGAGGAGCCGTCGTGAAAAACCTGTCGGACGAATTTCTCAGCACGCTCGTTTCAGGTGCCATCGTGGTCGGAATCATGATCGCGATCGTTGCGATCGTCATGTCGCTGACCGGCTGGTGGGTGAAATGATGAACGCGCACGAACGCACACCCGGATGGTGCCAGATGGTTTCCGGGGAAGAGAACCGGTTGAACGTCCCGGGGCTGAATATCAGTCGCACGCCGAACTGGACATGCGAGGAACGGCTTTCGAATCGGCGGATGCGTGTCCTCATCTTCACCGACGGCGTCCTCATCGAGTTCCGCACGCTCGTGGACCGACGTACGCGTCTGTTCTACCGCAACCGCCTTGTGCTCTCGCGCGAAGCGGCCGTCCTGCTCCAGGATGCGCTGCTCCGATCAGCACGCGAGATGCTGGCCCGGGACCTGAGACAGGCGAAACAGATGGCGGAGGCAGCGTGATGATCCTGCTCGCAGTACTCGTCATCGTCATCGCAGGCTGGATCAACCACATCTATCTCTGCCCCGCATATCGGAACATCCTGCGCGGTGTCCATGGAGATCCCGACGAGGAGATCTCATGACACACGCCCCAGCCCCCGACCTATTCGACGTGATCAAAGCCCGCCAGCGCGTGCCACTTCTGCGGTACGAAGTGCGTGCACTGTTCGGCACCACCAGCACCGTGGGCATGCCCTGCGAGACCAAGGCGGATGCGCGACATGCGCTCCGCGCATCGCGTTCCCTCGTCTCGTGCACGTCCGCCGCCGTGTACGATGTCTGGGCCGGCATGGAAATCGAGGTGTAACCATGCCAGAATTCATCACGAAAGACGACGTACTCCGCACGCTGCATGTGTTCGCCAACAGCGAGGCGCAGGAACGCGAGTTGTCTGAAGGTCTGCGTGACTTCCTGCGAGATCTCGCCGCACTCAAAGACAATTCCGTGGAAGATCTCGTGCGCGGAGAGGAGGCCCTCGGCCATGCGTGAGCAGCTCGACCTCTTCCCCGATCTCCCTGTCAACCCGCACCTTATCAATCCGATGGTGCGTACGCACGGTCCCGGCCCTGCCGGGCGCACCTGCCGAGACTGCCAGCACGCGTTCGTATGGGTGCCGTGCCCATCGTGGATGCGCTGCGAAGGGTCGCGCAATGGATACGTCATCGCTGTGCGCAAAACCTATCCTGCCTGTGCCCGCTTCAACGAACGATGACACGCGCAGTGCCATCGCATCACCTGTTCCCGACATCATTCATCAGGAGATACATCATGTCGCAACACCGATCCACCGAACAGCTCGTCGCCATCGGTCTCGAGCTCACCACCCAGCGCCAGCTCATCGATCTGCAGCTTCACGAGGTGCGGCGGGAACTGGACGGGCGCTTCCCCGGCGTCAAGACGCAGGAGGAGATCTCAACGAAGAAGGGGCGCGCTGTCCGCATGGTGCGTCACGAGTACTGGATCGCGCCCGGCAAGCTCGGCGATGTTCGCCGCATCCTCGGCACCGCGTATGCGCACCTGCTCGATCCCGAACAGCCCCTCGTCGTCACGCCGCGGCTGCGCGCGCTTTCAAAGGACGAGCGCAGCGATGTCGGCCGGCTCCTCCGGCCGTACATCAAGGTTGACCGACGGATACGAATCAGCTTCCGTGCGCCTCTCTCTGCGCTCGTCGTGACCGACGGTGTCGAAAGCCAGGTCGTCGACTTTGAAACCCTCTTCTCCGGGGACGGCCATGGCCATTGAATCCGTCGAGCAGGCGCTCGCCGATCCCGGTGCCAGCCAGACTGGCGAGCGCGAGCAGGCCCTTGTCGACCGCCGCCTCCGTCCGATCGTGCTGGGCTTCTGCCGGCTCCATCTCTTCGATGAATTTCACATGCGCGACCTGGTCGAATACGTCAACGCGCGTCTCTCCAGCGCACCGGAGAGCGCCGGCCGCATCCTGCGTCTGCTGCGCACCGACGGTGTCGTCGACTTTGACGTGGTCAACCGGCGCCAGTCCCTCTACGTCATCCGTTCCGTGCACACCCAACATCCATCCAACCCATAGGCCCATCATGGCACGCAAACTGAACCAGAAATCCACGCTCCAGACAACCGACGACGCCACCGCCTGCATGCGCGAGCTGAAGGAGGTCACCATCGAGCTCGGCCGCATTCAGGCGGAGGCCGATGAGGCGCGTCTGAACATCGAGAAGAAGATCGAGGAGCTCGTCTCCCCGCTTGCAGAGCGGAAACTCACCCTCGAGCAGAATCTCAAACTGTTCTCTCTTGAGAACCGCAGCCTCTTCACCGAGACGCGCAAAGTGAAAACACCGTTCGGCAGCTACGGCTTCCATCTCATGCCGCCATCGGTGGTCTCGATCATGAAGCGCATCGCCGACAACATCGCCTCGATGAAGGCCGGCGGCAAGCGGTACACGCGATTCATCAAGGTGAAGGAGGATCTCGACCGTGCCGGCATCAAGGCCGCCGTCGACGCGGGCGAACTCTCGCCGGCGGATCTCTCGGCCATCGGTCTGGCCATCCGGTCGGAGGAAGAGTTCGTCTACCACATCGATTCGCAGGAACTGGGCGTGTAATGAACACCCAGTGCCTCAACTGCAACGCGATCCGCACTGTGGCCGCACTGCGCGGCTCCAGTGCGGTCGCAATGTTCGGCTGCGCGATGGCCGCGACGGATCGCTGCTGGACGCACCTCATGCACGGAGCGCGTCTTATCTGCTTCGAGCCACGGCAGGGCGAGCATGTCATGATCGAAGAACCACAGGACGCGCGCAGCGCGGAGGCGACCCATGGGCATTGAAGACCAGTTGGCATTCATCGATTCCCTGCTCTGGAACATCCAGGGCGTGCTCGAAAACCTCGGCAAACCCGATGCGACGTTCCGTGAGCCTGCCGTGCACGCGTTCCTGCACCAGCGGCGCATCACGCGCGTGCCTCGAACCGCATTCCGTGAGTATGAACGGTCGGAACTGCAGCGCGCGATCGCGCTTCTGAGCCGGATCCACACGAACTACAAGGTTCAGTGGCGGAAGCTGTGCGAGCAGAATGCGCAGGAACGCGACGAGCGCCGTCGGCGTGAGCAGCTGCTGCGCGAGGAGTGCTACTCGTGGGATGCGATGCTCGCGTGGATGAAGGAACACGCCCACGGACAGAAACCGGCCGAGCTGTTCACGTTCGAGGGTGCCATCGGTCGCGAGAACTACTTTCGTCTGCGTGCGCAGGCGATCCGGCTCTACACGCTGCGCGAGGCGGAGGATTTCGTGGCGACGCACAACACGTTGAACACACCGATTGGTGTGCTCGATGCGTTCGACGTCGTCGCCATGCCGGAATTTGGAGGCACGTACTACGCGCCGCGCTTCACCACCACCATCAGGCAGGGATACTGAACATGATCGCACCGGAGTTGTGGTCGGAAATCACACCGGAGGACCTCGCAGCGTCCCCGGACATGCGCCTCATCTGCGAAAATCTCGGTCCAGAGACGCTGATGCGCCTTATGGAACTCATCGGGAAGACGTATCTGTACCTCGGCGAGAACAACCTGATGCCGTTCAAGGAGCGGTTCATCATGCAAAACAAGACACGCTACACCCCAAAGGAATTTGCACGGAAGCTGGGACTTTCCGAGAATCGCGTGTTGTCCACGCTGCGGGAACATGGCGGCGTGCATGATCCAAAACAAATGGACATTTTCGCTTCTTCTCAGTCAACCTAACGACGTTGTTTTCGATGTTTAGATCCAGTAGATTCACACCGTCTACCCAACGCTACATGCCGGCGTGTCCCACATCGGGGCCGTCGGCATTTTCATGCCTCGACCTTCGGTCGAGTCTCCGGGATCCGCGAGGACCGGGCTTAACGCATGTAGCGTTGGTAGACAGGCTCGACCTTTTCTCTGTCACCCAGACAACTACACACCCACGGCGAGCAGCACGCGAATTTCGTGTGCTGCTCGCTTTTCATTTGAGCCCCTCACAACCGGAGTGACTATGTACAAGAGCATCATTCGTCCAGCGCTTCTCGCAGTGGCCATCCTTATGATCCTCGCGACAATACTGCGTCTTTTCAATCACATTGCATCTCAGACTGACATCGGGATGGTGCTGGTGTCGGTAGCATTTATCGGTCTGGTCTATATCCTCGACGTTCGCCAAGCACGAAAACGGCTTGTCTGATATACCGCATATCGACGAACCCCAAGCGCGCCACAGATGCTCTCTGTGGCGCGTTTGTTTCATGGCTGACCCGATCTCCCACCCTCGCGCGATCGTGCCTCACAGGCCCGTTTCTGTGGCTCTGGCGCGCCCCCCTGAATCCGCCCCTCCCGCAACGCACAACGCCGGCATCAATGCCGGCGCTGTGTGTTCCTCCGCGGTTGTGCGTCATCTTCTTCTGGTCGACCAGATGTTGCGCGTCTGGCGCCGGCGGGCGGCGATCTCGAACATCTGCTGGGCCCGGCCGGATGCGAGCGCTTCCTTCTCGCCGCGGATCAACACATCGAATCCGGTGCCCTCCTCGTTGAGACCGAGCATCTCGCGCAGGGACCGGACCAGATCCGGGATGTCCTGCGTGAGAACGTCGACGCTGGCCACCTGGACCAGCTCGGCGAGTGCGGCATGGAGGTGGTTGTGGGCGCGTTCGAGGTGCTGGTAGCGGGCGGCGGCGGTGGTGATCATGGCGATTCCTGTCGGGTTGGTGATGCTCAATGCTTGTCCCCAACGTGCGATCGTGCCATCTGCAGATGCAAGAGGATTCGGGTTGAATGGATACTTGACTCCACCTCCGCCCCTGCCTATATTGGTGGAGTTAAGTATCAATCATCCTGCTCCATCGATGTCCTCAGACCAATCCTCGCTGACAATGCTGGCCTCCGAGGAGGAGTGCATTTGCCATCTGGAGAAAATCCGTTGGCCGAGTGGTGTGATTTGTCCTAAATGTGGGAGCAAGAGACGATTCAGTCGCCTGTCCCGGGGCCTTCTGTTCAGATGCGGTGACTGCAATACTGATTTCTCTGTACGGAAGGGGACGATTTTCGAAGACAGCCACCTGCCCCTATCGAAGTGGTTCGCAGCGATCGAGATTATTACGGCAGTCGGGACTCTGCCATCTTCGAGTGCGCTTGCGCAACGGATTGGTGTCTCAAGGAAAACTGCCAGCGCGATGCTGGAAAAACTCGAGGCTGTCGTTCGGTTTACAGCCCGTCCGCATCAAATGGTTTTTGATCAGCGTCCCATGCGTAGTCGCGTTCATGGACCAAGTGCTGCAGGCATTTCATCGTCGGCATCCTCGTCCTCTCATCCTGCGTAGACGTTGTCGCTAATAGAGGAACATTTCGGTGGTCTTCAGTCATCCGATGCACGCGACCTGCTGACACTCTCATACACGAATTGAAAAAATCCTCTCTCATGAGCGGCGCCGCATATCAACTCAATCTCACTGCAGACACTTTGCTGAAGGCAGCTACGGAATATCCAGCCGAGCAGGCACTGAGACCTTGGCTTGGGAAGGTCAATCATGGTGACTGTCTGGAAATCATGCAGAAGTTCCCGCCAAAATCCGTAGGATTGATCATCACGAGCCCGCCGTACAATTTGAAGAACAGTTCCGGCAACGGAATGAAGGACGGCCGCGGCGGCAAGTGGATGAATGCCAAGCTCATCAACGGGTACGAATCTCATGAAGACACGATGCCACATGAGGAGTACGTTGAATGGCAGCGTGACTGTCTGGCTGGGATGATGCGAGTCTTGCGCGAAGACGGAGCCATTTTTTACAACCACAAGTGGCGGGTTCAAAGAGGCCTGCTGCAGGACAGATCGGACATAGTTCGAGATTTCCCAGTGCGACAGATCATCATCTGGAAACGCAGCGGCGGCATCAATTTTAATCCTGGCTATTTCCTGCCGACGTACGAGGTGATTTACCTCATCTGTAAACCCAAATTCGAACTCGCACCTCGTGCGAACGCTATCGGTGATGTGTGGATGATTCCGCAGGAGATGAACAATCCGCATCCTGCACCGTTCCCTGTCGAGCTCGCTCAGAGATGCATCGAGGCGACAACGGCCAGAGTGGTCCTCGATCCATTTATCGGCTCTGGATCGACCGCCATCGCAGCGGAGGGTTGCAATAGGCAATGGATCGGAATAGACAACTCGGCTGAGTACTGCACGATGGCCACCGACCGTATCAATACAGCAAGACAACATCTCAAGCGAACATGACCATCGAACGCCCAACCCCTCCGAAGACAATGAAAGAGCTGTTCGCGCGGCTCAATCAGATCATCCAGCACGGTGAATATGTAATGCCGGCCTCGTATCGAGGGACCGGAGCCCCGGGGCTCTTTCTCGAGGATCTGCTCGGTTTGCCGAACACCAACAAGGACACTCCTGACGCGGGTGAATGGGAAATCAAGTACTACACGCGAAAGACAGCGCTCATCACCTTGTTTCACAAGGAGCCGAGCCCGCGCGACGTCGTCCGATTCATGGTCAGCAAATGGGGCTGGCGGGATGATGACGGTCGCATGTGCTTCCGACACACTATTCGCGGGAAGTCGAAGGATTTCTACATCGATTCAGACGCAGAGCAGGTCATCGTTCGTCGTATCGGCGGGAACGGCCTCGTTCCCCATTGGACGCACGACGATCTCCTGAGTATTGCCGGCGGAAAATTACGTCGACTTCTGCTCGTCCGCGGAGAACGTGGAAGCGGGAAACGTGCCCAGAGAGTGATCTATGATCGGGTGGATCTTTATCAAAACCTCCAGTTGACATATTTCATCGCAGAAGTGCTCAATGGCACCGTGGCAATCGATTTTGATGCTCGGGAGGCACGACCGGATAGCCAAGCGCTGCGAAACCATGGTACGAAGTTCCGAATTCAGCCAGAGAATATCTGTCGCCTCTACGCTCGCAAGGAGCGTATCGGTTAACCGCCACGATCCCTTGGAGGAGATATGAACCTGTGGTCCGATGATGATCTGATCCTAGTGCTGGAGTTCTTTTTCAAATGCCCCGAACATCTGCATACCGACGGGCATCCGTGTTGTCAATCCTTCGCAGGTCTGCTCCAACGATCCCCTGGTGCGTTGGACAAGCTCCTGAGGAACATTAAAAGCGTTGTCACCAACAGCGCCGGACTTCCACATGCATCGGCAAAGGTCCGATCCTTGGTGGCGAGATTTGGCACCAATCTGCCGCAGTTGTATGCTTCCGCCATCGGCATACGGGCGGCACGTGGATGGCCTCCACTCGATTGCTGCGGTGAGATCTCCGCTCCTTCGTGACGTACGCCGATCGATCGCATGGAACCCAGAGCGTGGGATCTCAATTCGGCTCATTGGAGCTGCTCACGCCCCAGACATCAGCGCGCCACAGATGCATTCTGTGGCGCGCTGTTTTGTGGCTGGCGGAATTTGTGCCTCCGACCGCTGGTCGGGGCGTGGCAGCCCATTTTTCCGCGATTCACGACGTTCAGTCGTCCATCCGCTCGAAATTCGCGAGGAACCGTTCGAGACACATGCTGTCGTCGAGACTCTTCCTGTTCCCGTCGGCATCCGATGGGAAAAAGTGGACATAGACATGCGGACAGCACGCGACCCCATGCGAAAATTGCGGATAGTCGCTGACCAGCACGTAATCGATCGTGACCATCGAACCACGGGCCTGCTTCGGCATCCAGACATCTCCTGGCATGACGTTGAAATGCCGGCAGACGGAGGCATGGATCTCGTTTGACAGATTGCCGAGTTCGTGGGTGATCTGTACGCGCTGATGATGGAGAGGTACCATCAGCCGCATGTTGTTCATCACGTCGATCGGGTACTCAAGGGGTTTCATATGGACTCCTGCTGTTGGATTGAGGATGTGTTACGCACTGCCGAGGAGGATCTCACCGATGGCTTCGATGTCCTCGTCTTGGATGACCAGATACGGCCGCGCATCGATGTGAATGACGTGCGGCTTGGTGTATTTCACATCGGCGCGTTCCGATTCCGACATGGCCGCGACCTTCGCCTTCGAGACGAACTGCGCGCGCCCGCCGACGATGATGTAGGGTGTGCCTCCGGGGTGCTGGATGTCCCCGCCGAACTGATGGATGGCCGAGTACACCATGCCGGCGCGCAGCACGAGCCCGTCGCCTTCGACGGCGTACGAGATGCTTTTGGCCAGCAGGCCTGAGTCCACAAGCGTCAACCCTCCGCTGCGTTTCCTGAAGCGTCCGCTGCTGTCGCGGCCACCTGGCGTTTCCTCTTTCGTGGCCTTGGTGGGCACCCACTTCTGTGTGCCGCCGGTGAACTCGCCGTTCCCGATCGACATGTACCGGCCGCCGACCTGGAAGTTCTCATCGATCGAGGTGAGGAGTAGTTCGCCGATTTCTGGCAGATGCGAGCCGACGTCCGGTACCGCGCGCCGCACCACATCCTGCAGGCCGGCATCATCGAAGGCGAGTAGTTCGTCCATACCTCACTCCGGGCGGTGCTGGTTCGGGAGGGACTCGCTCTTCGCACGCTCGGCGATGTCGAGGGCGCGTCGCAGCGCGCGTGAGAAGAAATAGGAGTCGAGTGCCTTCAGGCCGTAGAAGACGATGGGATAGCCGCACGCGACGGCGAGGAGATACACGATGACCGCGCCGTCACTCATCGAATGCGACTCCGAGCATGCCGAGCAGATCATCCATGATCGTCGGCGCCTCGCCTGCGTAATGGACGAAGACGGGTGTGCCGTTGTTCGTCTTGAGTGCGTCCGGTCCGCAGGAGCAGCGCTTTGTGGACGTGTGCGTACGGCCTTTCCCGACGGGGAACAAATGGATTTCGTTGCGCCGCTGGTGGAAAAGCCACTGTTCGGTCTTGATTGGGGCACTCATGAGGATGCTCCGAGTTCCGAGCCCAGTGGCTTGTGCCCGGTTGCACGCATGCTGAGCGTGAAGGCGTCCTCCCAGATCATGTCGCATGCGGCCTTCCACGTCTCCCCGTGGTCATCATCGGGGAAGAGCACATGCGCGAGCTCGTGTGCAAGAAGTTCGGCGCAAGCCACGTACGGGACATCCCCGTCAATGTAGATGACGGGGTCCGATCCGTCGTCGGGAAACAGCGTCATCGCGGGCGCGCCAAGCTGCTCCGCAACGCCCTGCCCGATCCGCAGGTCAACACGGCGCCGCAGGTGGAAATTCCCAACGGCGAGGACGTTCATGAGAATGTCCGCCATGGTGTCAATGTAGCCGTACTCGAGTTCCTCTTCGACCATCGAGGCCACCGAGTAGTTCCGCAGGTATTCGAGCACGGGGACATACCGGCCGTTGGGATCGTCGGTGTCGAACGTGATATAGCCGCCGACCTCGGGCTTCGCCGCTTCGAGCCACTGCTCACCAACAGCGTGAGTGCGATGGCGACCGAGAAGACGTGGGCTGTAGCTCCTTGCCTTGGGGAGGATCTCTTCGATCCTGAATGCAACGGCATCGTACCTGGCTGACATCATTTGCTCCGTGGTTTTTTCGTCTCGCGTTTGAACTGCGTTTGAAGCCCCTTTGAATACCCGCTCACATCGGGCGTATAGGGCTTCGTGGCGGGATTGTACGACCACGCGGGATCCGCGCGGAACGTCTCCTTGCCGATCTTGATGGTGGCCGCAGGTCGTGCTTCCCCCGTCTTCTTCGAGACGAGCACGTCCTCCATGGTGATGCTGCCTTCGCCCTTCCCACCGAGCTTCGCCTTGGAGACTTCGAGCCCCTTGCGTTTCAGCTCGCCGGCGGACAGTGTGCGCACGCGGCCGCGGCAGCGCCAGTGGTTCGGCGGGTAGAAGTAGGACCAGAACGGATCATCGAAGCGGTACACTGCTCCGCCGATCGAAGAGCAGAGGCGCGTCGTGCGGGCGTCCTTCACCGAGACGTACTGCCAGAACGGCCGCGTTTCGGTCACGTCCATCATCCCCTCATACCGGCCGGCGCCGAGCGCCACCTGCAGGTTCGTCTGATAGATCGTGGCGAGGCGGTACGGCGACCCGAGCAGCGGCGGACGCGCATCCGACGGGATGATCGGCACGCCGGCATCATCTGTGGGGAACGGCTTCCCGTTCTCGTCGAGGAGATTTCCGTGGTCATCCATCGCCCAGGTGCGTCCCCACCAACCGGCAAGTTTCAGGTAGGGCTCGAGCGACTTCTGGAACTGGTCGAATGTCAATCCCTCGGCCAGCGCACGGTCGGTCATCTGGCGGATTGCGGTCAGGATGTCCATGCGCGCGACCTTCGCCACGGTGAACGCGGTCGTGTGTGCGCGTTGCCACATGTCCTGCCAATCCCACGTGACCGCAAATCCCTTCGCTTTGAGGAAGGCGACCGCCTTCTCGGGCGTGACCTTGAAGAGCACCTTGAGCAGGCCCGCGTCAATTGCCGGCATTGCCCGCTCCGCCTGCTGCATCACCCGCCTCGTTCTGCGCGCCGATGCGGCCGCAGATCTCACCGAGCCAGATCACTTTCGCCAGGTATTCCTCAAAGTCGGCCGTGGGGATGTCGGGGTAGAGCGCTTCGAGCCTGCGACCGACTTCCTCATACGACGACGCCGAGGAGACGAGATCAATGACCGGACGCATGATGCGCTCCATCTGCTCCTGCATCGCCTCCGGGGTGATGTCCGCGTACAGCGCGTCGACGGCATCCTGATCGGGGAAGTCGGACGGAAGATCCTCGCTGAACGATGGTGCCGGCGGCGTGTTCGGATCCGGTGGCGTGTTCGGATCCGGCGGCGAGTTCGGATCTGCCGGCGAGTTCGGATCTGCCGGCGAGTTCGGATCTGCCGGCGAGTTCGGATCTGCGGGCGTCGGAACCACCGGTGCTGCCGGCGCCTCCTCTGCGAGGTCCTCATCCTCGAATCCATACGCCTTCATCCAGTAGGTGCGCGTGAGCTTGACGCCCGCCTCCGACAGCGTCTTGTCGCGCTCGGCCAGGTCCTTGTCGACATCCTCCTGCTGGAACGGGATCACGCGGGGAGACTGCACGCCGGGACCGACGTTGACCTCCATGTACCAGTCGACGATGATGTTGATGTAGCGCACGACGAGGTTCGTAACCGACTGGATGCCTGTGGCCGCAACCTCGCCATGGGTCTTCGCCGCCGCGTACGATCCCGTGTCGCCGAGCTGCGTCGTGAGCGTCTCGCTCTTGATGGCCTTGGAGATCTCCTCGTTCGAGTAGCTGATCAGCGCCGCGAACAGGTCGCTCGATGCGGTCTTCTGCCCGGACTCGACGAACTCGAGCTTGTCGGTATCGTTGATGACGGCAACCGCGTCCTGGATCATCTTCCGGCCCATGCCGAGCAGCGACTGCCGTTCGGCATCGGTGGCGGATTGCGGCACGCGGATGACGACGTGCGGCATCCCGAACTTCTCGACGAAGGTCACCCAGAACTTCATGCCGCCCTTCTTGAACGCCACCGGCCAGAAGCAGCGCGAGAGCACGCCCGTGCCGTAGGGGTTGACGTAGGTCGCCCGGTAGCGCGGGATGAGGAACTTGCGCGGGTACTGGTCGAGCGGCTCCCCTTCGTTCTGGTTGTTCTTCGTGCGGAAGCGCAGGGATCCCTTGTCATCCCACCCGAACCACTTGGGGGGCTTGGCCACCGCCTCATACGGGATCCAGAGGTCCCCGACCTGCTTCCACATGATCTCCAGCGGCTGATAGCCGTAGAGGCGCGCGTTGACGCACGCCTCGATGAACCCGTGCATGTCGAAGTCGCGCAGCCATTCGAGGATGGCCTTGGCGTGCTTCGACTTCGACTTGCCGCGGTCGACGTCCCACTCGAGGGACTTGACGCCGTCGACGAGCGAGTCGACCACCGCGCCCACGTGCGCATCGAAGAGCAGCGCCTCGTAGACGTCGATGTCCTTGTTCTCGTTCTTGAGGATCGCGTCGGGATTGGGAAGGACGCCGAGCGCCTCGACGTAGTCGTAGGCGGAGCTGCGCGAGGTGATCTCGAGCGGGCTCGGCTTGGCTTCCGGCAGGTCGACGAATTCATTCGAACCAACGTAGAGACGGGGCATGTCAGTATCCTCGCAGGAGCTGCGTCGTGAAACGTTCGCCGCCGGTCGTGATGCGCACCGGGACGGAAGTGATGTCGTCGGCCGCATGCACGGCAAGGGCGGCGGCCCAGTACCGGTCGGCGTGGCCGATCAGGTCGTTGGCAGCCGCGTCGAAGCGGACGTTGCCCGAGGCGCTTGTCGTCTTGCGGATCGCGTGGAAGGAGTCCCGCACAAAGGTGTCGGCGGGGATGACGAGGCGGCGGTCCTCCATGCGCGAGCGCAGGCGGTAGCTGAGGTCCTCCTTCACCGGGCCGTTGAACGTGACGGCCTCGATGCGGTAGCGGCCGAACTGGTCGATGGCCTCCTCGGCGAGCTGCATGCCGAGGCCCGTGGCATCGATGCAGGCGCGCCGCAGTTTCGGGTGCCGGAGCAGCTCGTAGAGCACCTCGCGCTGCTCGCGGAACGGCGTGCGTTCGAGCACGATGATGCGCCGCGTGTAGAGCACGCCGCCGAGCAGTTCCCCCACCCAGCAGACCGTGAGATCCTTGCGCCGGCCGATGTCGACGCCGACGTAGAGATCCCCCGTGAGCGCCTGCAGGTCGGCCGTGAGCGTTGTGTCCTCCTCGCAGGACCGGATCAGATCATACGGCAGGAACGCGCTCGCCTCGTCGGTCGGGGTGCAGCAGTACTCCTGCTGCCAGGTGTCCTCATCGACGCAGTCCGCATGAATCTCCTCGATCCATGCATCGCGCTCCTCGGGACTTGTCACGCGCCCGGCGATCTTGTCGTAGAGCCCGTCGGCCACGGCCTGATAGATGTTCACCGTATGCAGCGACCAGCCGAGCTCGCCGCGGCGGATGCGCTCGATGAACCGGTTGTAGAGGCTCGTGCGGCCGTTGTGCGTCGAGAGGATGCGCAGCGGAAATCCCCAGGTGATGACGGGACGCGCCGCCGCCCACATGCCCTCCTGGTCGTCATGCCAGGCGAACTCGTCGAGCACGACCTTGCCGCCCTTCGAGCGGAAGCCTTTCGGGTTCGAGGACAGCGCGTTGATGCGCCCGCCGTTCGCGAACTCGATCGTGAGCGCCTTGATGTCGCGATCCTTGTCGATGACGATTTCACCGAGGTCGCGTGCGACGATGTCGAGCAGCTTGGCCCACTTCGAGCAGTAGAAGATGTACTCCTTCGCCGCGCTCTCGTCGGCCGAGCTGAACCAGACGACGGGCACGCGCCCGAGCACGATGTCCTGCACGTCCTCCCAGCTCTGCACGTAGGTCATGCCGATGCGGCGCGACTTTTCGCTGATCTTGATCTTGGCATCGTCTGCCAGCCAGCGGCGCTGGTACGGGAGAAAGTACGCTTCGAGGGAGAGGTCGTTCATGGCGTCACGTGAGTCCGAGTTCCTGCATGATCTGTTTCATCCGCTCAACGCTTGGCCCCTTCTTCGCGGCGGGGTCGTCGGCCGGCGGCATGGATTCCTCGTAGGCCCGCGCCTTCTGCATGCCGCTGCCGACACCGAGCAGATACGAGAAGAGATGGCGCGGCGGGACCTCGCCTTCGTCGAGCATCGTGTTGATCAGTTCCGCCACGCGGACACCGATTTTTCGCTGCGATTCCTCGATCGACGCGCCGTCGTACATGGCCTCGCGGCGCTTGCGGTCCCAGTCGCCCTCGGCCTTCCAGTTGCGGATGGTCTTCTCGGCGAGGCCGAGCTTCTCGGCGATGTCCGCCACGTTCATGAGCCGTGCGACGAACATCTCCTCGGCGGCGGCAAAGTGCTGGTCCTTCTTGCTCATCGCCTCACTCCAGATAGCGCTCGATACGGTCGATCTTCTCCTGCAGCGCGCGCAGCTGCGCATGGAGTTCGGCCAGCCGGCGGGAGGCGACGTGCACCTCGTCGGCCTCGATGTCGTAGGGCTCGGCGAGCGGGTCGAGCTGCGCGCGGATCTGGGTGATCAGTCCCCGCATTTCGAGCTCGATATCATGGCGCTTGCTCTTCTCCTCGGCAAGACGCCCCTGCATCTGCAGGCGTTCAGCATTCATGATGCGATCCTCCGTGTGCGGATTTCGTCGCGCAGGTCATCGATGCTCTTGCCGTTCGAGCGCGTGGCGCCCTTCATCTCGGCGAGCTGTGCGTTCTGCTGTGCGACCGCGTCGACGAGTTTGAGCGTGGTGGCGTTCTGCCGGCTCATCTGATCGGCATACGTGGCCATCATGCGCTCGCTGCTCGATCGGATCTCCTCGAGCCACTGCGTGCGTTCGGCGGTGATGACGGTAAGAAAGCTCTCCTGCTGCTTCTGGTTCGAGCGGTGGGAGACATACCAGATGATGAAAATCAGGGCCGGGAAGCCCACGTACTTGAACAGGTCGATGGCCCACGTGGGGAATACTTCGGGCATGGGTGCTCCTCGGAGGCGTCGCTCCGTCTGGTGAGGGAGAGGTGTCGGGGTGTCTACCTCGCTGGCGATTCTACGGTTTTCCGCCGCAAAACAATCCCAAATCGTTTGAGAGAACGGGGTTATCGGAATTGAGAACTTGCCCCCATGCAAATCAGCCGGCGGCAGCCTCCCACTGACCCCGGATTTTGAACCCGAACCACACCCCCAGCATCGCGTAAATCATGCGTAACTCGCGCGACATTCGTGTAAATCCTGCGAGGCCTGCCCACGGTACCCCCGGGCAGCCGATCGGGGCGTACAGACGATTTCTGGGGGAGTTCGCAGCCCGATAAACCCCGCCATGGCACGCAACTTCACCTTTGCCGTCTTCCGCACCGGAAAGCACACCGATTCCGCCGGCAACGAACGCGAGTGGACCGAGCAGGATCTCGACGAGATCGTCCGGCTCTACAACGAGCAGAAGGAGCATGAAGCTCCGATCGTCATCGGCCACCCGAAGACCAACGCGCCGGCGTTCGGCTGGATCGAGCGGCTCTTCCGCACGGGCGAGACGCTCTTCGCCGATGCGAAGGACGTGGCCGAGGAGTTCGTCGACTGGATCGGCCGCGGCCTGTACAAGAAGCGCTCGATCGCGCTCTATCCCGACCACACGCTCCGGCATGTGGGTTTCCTCGGCGCCGCGGCGCCGGCCGTCAAGGGCCTGCCCGACTGGGCGTTCTCGCAGGGCACCGAGCCGATGAGCTACGAGTTCGAGGACCGCGTCGAATTCTCCGATGCGTGGAAGTGGGACAACCTGCGCCGGCTCTTCCAGGGCATGCGCGAGTTTCTCATCGAGCTCAAGGGCATCGAGACCGCGGACAAGTTCCTCTCGTCGTGGATCATCGACACCATCAAGCCGCCCGCGGATCCCCTCGGCGATACCAACGACTATTCCGATCCCCATCCACTCAAGGAGCCTTTCATGAAAGACAAGGAAACCCCGGGCGATCCCGCCTCCGCCGCCCGCATCGCCGCGCTCGAGGCCGAGAATGCCAAGCTCGCGGCCGCCGCCCGCGCCGCCGAGTTCAGCGCGTTCCTCGACAGCGAGGAAATCAAGACCCGCGTGTCGCCGGCCATGCGCCCGCGCCTCATCGCCTTCTTCACCGCACCGCCTGACGCCACCGAGATCGAGTTCGCCGACGGCGAGGGCGACGGGAAGAAGATGGTCAAGCAGCCGCGCGAGGAGATGCTCAAGGACATCATCCGCTCGATGTCCCCGCAGGTCGAGTTCTCGGAGATCGCCAAGGGCGGGACAAGCCCGGCGAAGACCGACGCCGAGACGGAATTCGGCAAGCAGATCGCCAGCTCGCTCAAGCGCAGCTAGCCGCTCCTGCGGCTGACCGCTCGCGCGGCTGACCGCTCGTGCGGCTGACCGCTCGTGCGGCTGACCGGCCTGTGCAGCTGGCCTGCAGTTGCAGCGGGCGCACCTCCACGCATGGCGTGCGCCCGCTGCACCCGAATCATGCAAGTCCATCCCTGATCCATACATCGCATAGGAGTCCATCATGGGCGTTTCACTTGGTCCGACTGTCGCCACCGCGTCGCTCGACAATTTCTTCGCCGGCAGTCATCCCCCCATCACCATCCCGGTCACGATCGCGGCCGGAGACCTCGTGCGCGGCACCGTGCTCGGTCGCGTGACCGCAAGCGGCGCATACATCGCCTACGACGCGGACGCCGTCGACGGCAGCGCGGTCCCGCGTGCCATCCTCGGCGAGGACTGCGACGCCACCGGCGGCGCGGAGAAGAGCTTCGCGTACGTGCACGGCGAGTTCCGCGAGGACGCGCTCACCGGCATCGACGCCGCGGGCATCCTCGCCCTCCTCGGCGCCGGCATCGTGGTCAAGAGCTGACGCAGCACCAGCCGATCTGCAGCCACCAGATCCATCGCAACTGACACACCACTTTTCAAGGACCCACCAACATGGCAGCACTCGATCAGTTCACGCCACGGAGCCTGACGACCGCGATCAATGAGATTCCGGCCGTCGTGACGTTCCTGCGTTCGCTGGTGTTCAAGACGCCGCGCCAGAGCTTCACCGAGGTCACCGATCTCGAGATCGTGACCGGCAAGCGCCGCGTGGCGCATTTCGTCTCGGCAGGCCGCGAGGCCATCGTCGTCGACAAGAAGGGGATGAAGATCATCTCCTTCCGCATCCCGCAGATCCGCGAGAAGAAGCCGTTCCAGGCATCGAAGCTCCTGCGCGAGAAATCCTCGGGCGTGAGCCCGTACGTCAACGCCGGCGACCTGCAGGCCGCCGCGCAGCAGCTCGCCGCCACCGAGCTCCAGGAGTTCAAGGACGCCTACGCCCGCACGGGCGAGATGATGTGCGCGCAGGCGCTCGCCGGCAAGATCACGATCACGAAGGACGACGGCGACCTCGAAGTCGACTTCGCGCTCGACAGCGACCACAAGCCCACGCTGACCACAACGGCGCGCTGGGGCCAGTCGGCCGCGAACATCATCAAGAACCTCCGCGACTGGAAGAAGCTCATCGCGCAGACCTCCGGGTACGCGCCGGACACGGTCATCCTCGGCACGGATGCCGCGACGCTCTTCCTCCAGGATGAGAAGGTGCAGAAGATGCTCGACCTCAAGAACGTGCAGGCGGGTCTCATCGTCCTCGACGCGAGCAACCCGCAGTTCCTCGGCGCCTTCATGGGCCTGAAGTTCTACCAGTACGACGAAGGGTATGTCAACGATGCCGGCACCTTCGTCCCGTTCGTCGGCACCAACGCCTGCATCATGGTCGCCACGGGCGCACCGTTCAACTTCTGGAACGGTCCGATCGACGACCTCGACGCCGGCCTCGTGCCCAAGGAGTTCTTCTCGAAGACCTTCCGCGAATCCGACCCGTCGATCGACTGGCTGCTCGCGGCCACCGCTCCGCTCCCGATGATCCACAACGCGAACGCGCTCGTCTCTGCGACGATCGCCGGATAAGACACCCTCTCCCGCGCAGGTGCACGCCTGAATGCGGGACACGATCAGCGCAGCAACGAGGCGCTCCTGCCCTGACCCTCGCAGGCAAGCCACACCACACGGCAGACCCGGAGACCGGCTCCGGGACCATTATCCACACAGAACCGCCCCATGGCCTACTCGAATATCGCCGACATCAAGGACGTGCTCATTCCACAGGGCGAGCTCTACGCGCTCGTCGACGACGAGAACGCCCACAAGGATGGCGAGTACAAGATGCTCGACGACCGCATCGCAACCGTGATCGCGAAGGCGGATGCAGAGATCGACGCACTGCTCCTGGGCCTCTATACGCTGCCGTTCAATCCCGTGCCGAAGATCATCACGATCATCAGCGCGAAGCTCACGGCCTACTACCTCTGGGCACGGCGCTCGGGCGAGAAGCCGGACAACGTCGTGACCGAATACAAGTGGTGCCAGCGCATGCTGGAGAAGATCGCACGCCGCGAGATCCAGCTCACCGAGTCGGCGCCCGTCAAAAGCGGCGCCCGGTTCGCCGATGCGCCCGGTCAGGTCTTTCCGAAATCCAGTCTGGACAAGATGCCGTGACGACCGACCTCCCGCTCATCACCGCCACGGTCGTGCAGCATCTCGCCGCCGCACTCGGCGACGTCTACGCCGTCGGACCGATGGTCGACAATTTCGAGTCGTACCGCCTCGCGCATCCGAACGGGGCGATCCTCGTGCATTACTTCGGCTCGACGTTCAGCGGTGCGAACAACATCCCCATCCGGCAGGACATCACCCTCGACATCTACGTCGTCGGCCGCACGATCCATGGTCCGCAGGGAGTATGGGCAGTGAACCGCATGGTGCACGACGCGCTGTGGGGCTGGCGGCCCGTGCCTGCGGACGATGTGGTCGACCCGGCGCAGGCGGACGCGGCGCCCCGCCCTCCGCGCCAGCGCGCCGGACGCATGTATCCCGTGCGCGAGCAGATGGTGGCGCACTCCCCGTCGCAGTGGCAGTACGTGCTCAGTTACGCCTTCTCCGCACCCATCCACGCCGAGCACGACACGCAGCGGAGCACGCCATCATGAACGGCTCCCGCATCCACGACCTGCATGTCGGCGACATCGTCTCCTATCACGCGAAGGCGAACGGTCCGGTGACATCGTCCGGCCACCGCGTCCGGCAGATCGCGATCGTGCATGACCAGGTCGCGATCTGGATCACCGGCATCACCGGCTACCTGACGGTGCGCAATCTCTCGAAACCCCGCGAGGCATGATCATGACCAAGCTCAAACCCCTGCTGCAGTACATGCTCCCGGTGCTCGTGACCGCGGCGCTCACCTGGTACGCCAAGGACGGCTGCGCGCAGCCCGCGAGCCCGCCGGCGTCATCCGCTGCGCTTCCCGCTTCTGCGGCACCGGCCACGGTCGTGCGCGACAGCGTCGACCTCGACTCGGTTAAGGCGACGATCACGCCGCGCCTGCGCATCATCACGGTGCATGACGCCGCCGCGGGCGCTCCGTCCGATTCCGCCGCACAGGCGGACTCCGCCCGACGCTCCCAGCGCGCCCTCTCGGAGGCGCTCGCCTACATCGACACGCTGCTTGCGGCGCTCGGCCGCAGCCCGGATCTCGGTGATATCACCGCCGCGCGCGACACGGTCCTGACCGACCTCGAAAAGGGCAGCGTCTACCGCGTGCATCAGGAGTACTCGTACGCCCGCATGGAATTTTCGCTCGGGCTCATCCACGAGTACATCGCGCGCGAGTCCACGTTCTGGTCCGAGCTCAGCACGTACGGGCCGTATGTGGCCGCGGCGACGGCCGTCCTCAAGATCGTCTACGATTCCCTCCACCATTAACCCCCGAGGTGTTTCCCATGCATGAAATCGCCCTCTCACGTCGCCCGCGCAACCAGGTCTCCCAGCGCGTCGTCGCACAGTCGCTCGACCGCCGCGCCCGCCGGGCTGCCATGCTCCTACTCATGATGATCGCCGTGGTTGTACTCGCGCCGATCATCGCAGCGGCACAGACCGTTGCGCAGGCTGCCGGCGTCACGCCGACGATCACGACCTGGCAGGATGCGCTCATCTACGCCCTGCCGCTTCTCGTGCCGATCCTCATCGCGCTCGCGAAGAAATGGCTGTACACCACCAAAGTGAATCTTGACGGATCGACGAGCTACGTGGCGCCGGTCTGGCTGCCGAAATGGAGCCTGCCGATCCTCGCACCTCTCATCGGTATGGCCATCGTGTGGCTCAGCTCCATTGGATCAACCACACCGAATCTCCTCATCGCTGCAGCGGCCGGTGCACTCGGCGTCTTCGTGCGTGAGGTCACGAAACCCCTGACGAACATCGGATGATCTCCCACCAGTCTGCCCCCCGTGCGGTGTAACTACTCCGACACGGCGCGGGGGGCAGGCTACCCCTTTCGCGGGCCCCTACCCGGCATCTCCTGATAACGAATACGCACTGAGGATCCCATGGCAAAGAAGACGACAAAACCCGACCACGCACCGAACGATGCGGACGCGAAGGCGCAGGCTGCGCTCGATGCGGTGCGCACGACCTATGCCGGCACGGTCCCCACCGTCGCCCGTGTCCGCGCCGCGGTCGTTGTGGCCGCACGCGCATTCGTCGGCGTGCGGGAGATCGGATCGTCCAACAGCGGCTACTGGATCGACCAGTTTCTCGGCCAGCTCGGACTCAATCCCGGGTACGCGTGGTGCATGGCGGTCGTGCAGTGGGTGCTCCGCTTCGTGGCCTCGATCTTCGGTCTGCCGGACCTGCTCCCGAACAATCAGGCCGGGACGCGGAACGTGTTCCTGTGGGCGAAGGGCAAGGGCTACACCACCGTCGACATCGCACTCGTGCAGCCCGGTGATGTCATCGTCTGGGCCGACGGTGCCACGGCGAACGGCCACACCGGCATCGTCGTCGATGTCACGCGCAACGGTAGCGAGTACATCCTCACGGTCGCCGAGGGCAACACGAGCGACAAGTCGTGGCGCGACGGCGGCGGTATGATGGTGAAGACGCACACGATCGCGGATGTCGCGACTGTCGGCCGCCCGGTCACGTCCGGCCGCTGGGTGCGCGGATTCATCCAGCTCGATCCGCTGTTCAACGCATCGGTGGCGGCTCTCGCCGCAGCGCCGGCGATCGCGACGAAGGCGGCCGCGGCACCTCAACCTGCAGCGTGAACAGAGTGAGTGGTGGACACGAACGGACTCTACCAGGACGCGGCGACCGGTCGCACGATCGCGATCACGTCGCCGAAGTTCGTCACGGTGTCTTCGCCGCTCACGTTCATCACGATCGAGCATCCGTTCCCGCGCAGACATGTCAAGGTCACCGTCTACTCCTCTGATGACCATCTGATGCCGGAAGGCATCGTCAGCAGCCTCTTCTGCGGCCAGCACAGTCCCGTTGTCACCAATGAATTCTATGTGGAAATCACGTTTAACGATCCTTTTACTGGTGTCATTCGCCTTGATTACTGAGGCGCGCGCGCAGTGGAACTATGGCTTCGGCATCGGCCATGGGATCACGAATGCGCGCATCACCCTGTACTGGGATTCCTCGGCCGTGCGCGCCTCGGACTGGCTGCGCCCGTCGCTGGACTCGCTCGTGACCAAGGTGCTTGCCATGAACATCTCCCGCACGATCGACTCCGCGCTGACGCTCCCCGGACGGAAGATCAACCTCGTGAACATCACGCAGGCGACGACGTCGACGAGCGGCTGGCTCTCTTCCACCGACTGGAACACTTTCAACGGGAAGGTGTCCTCCTCGCGCTCCATCTCGACGCAATATTCCCTCCAAGGCGGCGGAGATCTCAGCGCGAACCGGACGCTCCAGCTTGTCGGTGATGTGGCGAGTCCTTCGGCTTCATACTACTACGGCACGAACAGCAGCGCGACGCGCGGCTGGTTCGCGCTTCCCGCGGCGGACACCACCGGGCGATTCTCCATGAACCGGCATCAGACCTCGCCCGGCACCGGGTATGGCGCGGCAGACGGCATCTACGGCAACAAGACGTTCTTCGGATCCGTCTCGATCGCAACGCTCACCGTGACGACCGTGCAGATGTCGTCGAGCTCGACGGTGATGAACAAGAAATCCACCGACTCGATGGTGGTGGTTCCGGTGCATTTCGCGCGCACGTTCACCGCGACCGACACGACGAACGTGCGTGATTTCCTTGTCGCCGGCGCGAGCGCGTGGGGCGGCGTCCCGAGCTCGGCCGATGCGCTCATCTCGGGATGGTCCTACTGCATCGCCGCCGCTGCCGGCACGACGAAGAAGGCCGATTGGGTGAAGGTCTCCGTCTCCTCGCCCTACGAGGTCGACCGCGGATCCACGCTCGTGCGCGTGGCGTACATCCCGAGCGGGCGTACCGACGATTTCCAATCGAGCCCCGCGATGCTGCGCCGCTTCATCATCCAGAAAAAGAACTTCACGGGATCCACCTGGTCGACGGTCGGCACGATCTACGTGCACACCGTGGATCTCACCGATTCCGGCAGCGCGGCGCCCGCGCAGGTTGTGCTTCATCTCAGGCTGAGGTATCCCGGTGATGCATACTAAATCCCGTTTCACGATCGCCGCGTGCGCCATCCTCCTGGCACTCGCGTGCAGCACGCCGGCGCGTGCGCAGTTCGATCCCGACGTGCACGTGCGCTTCATCGTGCGCACGGTGCACGCCGAGGATGTCATAAGCGATTCACTCGCGCTCTGGACCATCGGTCCGCGCACCGTCATTCTGCGCTGCATGGGCATCGTCGATTCCGCATACAAAGCCGCTGCGGCCGTGCGCATCGGGATCTCCGGCGCGACGCTCACCCCGCCGCCTGCGGAGCTCATGTACTGGACGGAAATTTCCGAAGTGCCGGCAGGCACGCTGCGTGGTGCGGCACTCTCCGACGAAGGCACGGCGCTCTCGACTGCCGGCGCATGGTACGCACCGCAGCGCGCAGCCGCCGTCATGTTCTACCACGAGGCGCCGACGGGCGACATCCGCGGCGCGCTTCGCATCATCCTTCTCATCGCCGAGTTCTGATATGCATAGAATGTCGCTTCTCACGCTCCTGCTCGTGTTCTCTGCGGCTGTCGCCGTGGCGCAGCCTGTGCCCATTCCACCGCGCGTCTGCGTCGTGTACGGGTACGTCTACGAATCGGATGGATCCATGGCCGCCGGACGCGTCATCGCGACCAAACGCACCATCCCGCTTGATCCGCAGCCGTTCATCCTCTCCCAGCAGCAGCGCACCGACACGGTACGGTCCACGGGCTTCATAGCACTGCGCTGCCTGCGGCACAGCGTGACCTACATCTCCGTGCTCGGGCGCTCCTCCTGTCTCGGTATTCCTGTTGATCCATCAGCGGTGGCCATGCCGGTGCCGGACGCGGATTCGGTGCGCATCGAAACCATCCTCGCCACACGCGCGGATTCCATTCCGATCGCGACGCTCGCAACCATCCCGCTGCTCACGATCGAGCACGGAACCGATCGTGGTGCCGTGTCGTCAGTCGTGCTGCAGGGGCCGGGTGTTTCCTCCGTCCTATTCAGCGGCACGCAGGCCGCAATCACCTTTTCTGGCGGCGGTGGTTCATCTGCTGCGTATGGAGACAGCATCCGCATCGCGGACAGCCTCGCGCGCGCAGCAGGATCAGTTGCAGCCGCGGCAAGCAGTGCCGCAAGCGGTGCGCTCGCCGATGCGCTCAGCGCACAACACGCCGCGCACATCGCAGACTCCGTAGCGCATGCCGGTTTGGACTCGGCCGTGGCAGCGGGCATCGCTGCGCGATCGGGATGGCTTGCCGCCGGCGTCGCGGACAGCATAGCACGTGTGGCCATCGCTCGCGTTGCGATCGCAGACAGCATCGCGCGTTATGCCGTGACAGTGGCTCGGAAAGTGGACTCACTGGGCACCGTCTCGCATGTGCTCGCTGCGCATGCCGACAGTCTCGCGGCCCACGCTGACGCACTCATCATTGCACACGCCGCGCGCACAGACAATCCACACAGCACCGGATACGCGCAGGTCGGAGCTGATCCTGCTGGAGCGGCCGCAACGGTGCAGGGCAACCTCACGACGCATACTGGCAACACGAGTAATCCGCACAACGTCACAGCAGCGCAGATCGGCGCGATCACAACAGAGCTTGATCCAACTGTCGCCCTGCGCATCCGCGATTCCCTTGCACTCTACAATCTCCTTTGGATGCGAGCGGACTCCGCGACGATCGGGAAGATCCTTGACATGATGTATCCGCGCTCGGGAGGTGGTGGTGGCGACACAACACGAGCACTCCCAGCGTGGGACGGGCAGACCAAGACGGCGAACGGAATCATCGCCGGACTCGACACCGTGCGGACCAAACGCATCACGGTTGGTGACGGCACGCGCCCCGTTTATTGGGATCAGTCTATCATTGCCGGATACATGACTACACCCACGGCGGTATGGGCGGACAAGGGGGTTGTTGTCGGTGGCGCGGGGGCATTTACCATTGATAGCTACAACACTGCACTCACACCCCTGTATCTAACCTTCTATTCTGGACTTGGCGGGAACCTCCGATGGTACAACGGCGGGTGTGCGTACTTCGGTAAGCCGTTTGGCGTATTGAAAACCGACAATACGTGGCCCGCAACCTTCGGAAAGCAAAAGTTCACGGTGGAGGACGGTATGTACGCCGACACGGTGAAGGCGGGTGCAGGCGGAGTGCAGGCACCAACCGGCCCAGGCATCTTCAAGTATACAAAGACCGACTCGCTTAGAGCATCGTTGTGGGTTTTGGACAGCGCCGGTTGCGTTGTGTTGGACTCCGGGACCGTATGCGTGCAGAAGATTCAACCACCTCCGAAAAAGAATGCCGGTGTTCGAGCTCCAGCGGGTTACGGGTACGTCGACTTCTTTATTGACCTAGGCAATGTCGGCAGCACAACGTACATAGCAGACTTCGTCATAAGGGGTGACAGCACCAACGGTGTTTTACCCGTACAGGCCGAGTTTGAATCCAACGGGTGGAGCGGTAGGTACCGTTGGAACTCGAAGTCGTGGGTGGGTGTCGGAGACTCGTATTGGGACGCAAACGGGTCGTACAGTAGAGCAGTTACTGGCTGGGATTGGTCGTGCAACATTATGGTGAATGCCCCTATCCTCCCGACGCTGTACTCAGCCAAGATCAAGGTGCTCGTCAGTTACGGAGCGAATGTCTCAGCGTCTGGCGTGTTGCGCGTGTGGTTTCAGCAGACAGAAGCGAGCACTTCGACGTGGTATATCAAGATCACAGACCTATAATCGGAGCAACCATGAAACACGTCACTCTACTCCTTCTCCTCCTCGTCTTGTCCGTCACTGCATCTGCTCAGACCATGCGCGACAGCACGTACCAGACGCAGGTGCCCGCGAAGCAGTGCATCATTACCTACAACTACGGTGGCACGGCTGTGCGTGACACTCTGTCCCCCGAGGAGGCGGCCGCATGGATCAACGTGCACGGCAAGTCATCGAACGACACAACGCGCCCGCTGCAGGAAGGGCTGAAGTCTCAGCTGCGCACCGAGATCGAACGGTGCAAGACGATCTGGTACGCGCAGCGAGATCTCGAGCTCGGCCTCGTCGACCAGAACGACACGCTCACGCTCGCAGAGTACCGGGCGGCACGCACCGCGATCAGGGTGCGGTACAGGTCGTGGCTACAGGAGCGAAGCGTGAAGGTGCCGGTGCTTGGAGGCAACCCATGACCGCATGGATCCCACCCATCGTTGACTCATCGCGCGTCGCGTGGGCCGATTCGCTCTACAGCGCAGCAATGGCCGCACCAAGCGGCGGTGAATACGAAGGAATCATCGTGACCTTCTATATCGTCGCAGCCGTCGTCACTATCGCTATCGTCGGCCTCATTGCATGGGGAGTGTATTCGATCGCGAAATGACGAAATCGCGAGAAGACCGGCACCTAATCGGTTCGTAAAACTGCATTCAATGGTTCGTACACATCCATTACACATTCAATCCACGAGGAATTATCATGAACACATCACACGAGTCCATGTCGGCGGAAGGCGCGAACTTCGCCGTCGTCATCCCCGTCACGCTGACCGATGGCAAGGCGTCTGCGCTCGGCACGGCCATCAAGCACGAGGCGATTGAAGGTGCGGAGTACACCGAATCGAACGCCTCGAACAAGGTCGAGTACATCTCGTCGACCATGGCGAACGGTGTCTCGGTTGAGATCCCGAAGGTCACGAAGGTGCTCGACGGCACCACGGGCGCGGAGAAGAGCGGCGCCGGCGATGCCGTGAACAAGATGAGCTTCACGACGCTCGAAGTCGACGCGGCCGCCATGGAGGAACTCTCCGGCATCAAGGGCGAGAACGTCATCACATGCATCCCGCTGGGATTCGGATCGGACGGTTCGAGCTTCGGCTACGCCTTCATGCTCGGCAAGCTCTCCGGCGACATCACGCGCGCGATGAAGGGCAACTCGACGATCACCGTCAAGGTGGAATTCTCGGCCACGACGCTCGTCGCAGACGTCGCCTTCACGTTCACCACGCTCAATAGTGCGTTCGGCATCGCGGTCGATCCGATGGGCGGTACCGCCATCACGAAGATCATCGATGTCGCGAATGCCTTCACTGCAGGTGAACTCACGGCCCTGTTTGCCGGCGAGATCGTCTACAAGGACGCCGCGTAACCCTCCACCCACAGCGGCGCCCATGAACATGCATGGGCGCCGCCCCTGCCCATCAACGGAGCGAAATATCATGACAGTAATGACCATCTCACCGCTCGCGATCGAGCTCCTGAAATCCGCGCAGGCACAGGAGCAACGCCGGTTTAGTCGCATCGAAAAACGCGAGTATGCCGCGCTCATTGATTCGAAATACCTGGTGCTGACGGATGGGGTCTACGTCCTGACGGAATCAGGCAAGAAGGCGCTCTCGGTGTTGTCCGAGAAGACCGACAAGCTGCCGGCAGTGGAGAAGCTCCCAGCGGTAGACAAGCTCCCGGTCGCAGACAAGATCCCGGCCGCACCGACTCCGACCAACGCTGGCTGATGCCATCCTACCGACAGATATCGACCTATTACGAGGACGGCTTCGGCACGGTCACCACGATGTTCGTGGTGGCCGACACGTATGCCGAACTCTTCGATCTGTCGGAAGCGGCGGACGTCGATGTGTTCGCCGTCAGTTCGTCGAAGAAAGATCTCGACATCGCTGAAGGCATCATGGCCGAGGACGAACTCGAATTCACGATGGATGAAATGCTGGCGGCGACGAGTGCGGATGCCAGCGTGATCGCGTTCGTGCTCGAAGCACAAGGGGCCGCGCCTGCCGATCGACGGTTCTGCGCGTGGTTTGTCAACCCGGCTGACACGGATGCACCGACGGTGAACGAATCGGAATTCGTCGGTCTCCTGCGCAGCAACATGAGCGCGACCGATGCCCTCTGGCAGGACGCGGAGTTCGGCACCGTCCCAACGCCGATCCGATCATGGCGCGTCCGCGCGCGGAATTTCTCCGAGGGATTTCTCGACCTCATCAGGCTCAAGGATCTGATCTACGGTCTCGGCGTCTCGACGGATCCTGACTACGTCCCCGGTATTGACGCGACCTGGGAAACGGCGAATGTCGCGCCGCGTCTCGGCTACTACTCCAACGCCGGTCTCACCGCGAAATGGGAGTCGATCGCGAGCCTGAACGCCGTGCTTCGCGCACTCGCCGACAACCTGCTCGCGGCCCTCGACCACCAGGGATACGGCACGTACACCATCGACTTCGTGGAGAGTCCGTTCGGCTTCGGTTTTCTGCCGGCGCGATTCGGCCACCACGGCTATGCAACGCCGCACCGCAACGCCGCCCTGCCGTACCAGATCCAGCCGGGCACGCCGCGCGTCGTCAAGCTCGGCGACGGCATCGGCGACGAGGAGCAGCTCTACATCAACTACCTGACCGTGAAGCCCGCGTTCGCGACAAGCCCGCCGGGGGGCGATCCGTTCACCTACGGGTGGGAACGCCTGGAGACGTTCCCGGACCTGCTCTATGCGATCGCAAAGTCGTTCGGGCTGTTCGTACGCTTTGACTACACAAGCACGTCGAACCTGGAGATCTCCTTCCTCTCGCGCGCCGGCATCAAGAAGCACCAGATCTGGCTGCGCGACGTGTCCGAGGCGCAGATCGAGACGAAGGAGACCGCGAAGAGTGCGGCGAACCTGGTGCGATCGGAATCGTTCTATCTCGCCACCGCCGGCACCGAACGTTCGCAAGGTGTCAACCACTACTGCTTCGACACCAAGCAGCATCTCTACACGATCTCGGACCTGACGAAGGACCGGCAGGCGAATGAGAAGGGAGACCGGCTGCTGTTCTCGATCGCGCCGACCATGCGCGACTTCGGCTACATCGGCGAGCCATGGGCATCGAGCGCGCTGCCGCACAACGCGCGGATGTACCGCGGTGCGACGGCCGCAACGAACGAGCTGGAACACGCGGGCGGCATCACCACGGCGATCTACATCAAGATGCCGGGCTACAACGAGGCCGGTCTCGGCTCCGGCGACCGGATCATCCTGCCCGTCGCCATGCTTGTCACGGAGATCGACGGGCAGGACTGCCGCTACTACACGCTGCACGATTACGTCAACGAGATCACAGGGCGGGATTCCGGGTTCTATGACGCGGAGTACTCGCTGACCGTGCCGTATCTCTGCTCGCATCGCATGAGCGCGGACGGCACGCACGCGAGCGATGACGGCGGCCGCGGCCGCATCTGGAATCTCATCCTCGGATGCGAGCTCGTCTTCGACGGCCGCTCGTATGTGGTTGTTGGCATCGAGCGTGCCGGCGCGCAGCCGGAGACGCGCCTGCGCCTGCACTACACCAGCCGCTTTTCCTTCTCTGCATCGACAGGAATCACGTCCCCGATCTCCCCGCAGAATTTCGAGACACCGCCGCCGGCAGGCGTGGTGCTCTCAAAGGAAACCTATGAAGACCTGGTCGCGGGCGACGCCATGCGCGCGGGCGACCTGGTGCGCGAAGGCACGGACGGCAAGGTCTACCGTGCCGCGGCGCGCGCCTCCACCTGCTATGATCGGCTCGTCGGCATCGCAGAGAATGACGCGGTCGCGGATGATGCCGTGCGCGTGCGCCTCGCCGGTATCATCGACATCCCCGCGTACGCGCTCACCGCCGGAGAACCTGTCTATCTGCGTACGACAACGATCGGCACCCCGAACATGAGTGCAACACCGCTGCTCGTCAACAATGGCACGGAGGATCTGTATGCATCGGTGGGCGTGGCGCTCACTGCGACCTCCGTGCGAATCAATTTCTCCGACCACATCATCTACTGGCCACCGCTCGCATGATCCGCCTGAAGCATCAGAACGGCACCACCTCGCCGGTGGTGAAGACCTTCAGCGAACTCTCGCTCGTGGCGTTGCCTGAGACCGAGCGCGCCCAGCTGACGACGCTGCGCAAGCGCCGCGTCGACCACCTGCTCGCAACCTGGCGCACGTGGGCGATCGTGATCTCGACGGAGGCCGCCGTCAACGACGTGCTCGCGGTCAACGACTTCTGGACGGCCGAGCGTCGCTGGATCCAGTCCCCGTATGATGCGAACGACGCGCTGAACTGGATCGAGGTCACAACGGCGGGCGGCCGCGCGCCGATCACCTACATCGACGGCATCGTCATGTGGCCGGAAGCGGCGCTTGAACTGTATGCGAAGGAGCCTGACTGATGCCCCCTGCGCCGCTGGTGTACGACTACCGCGACATCACCGAGTGGCAGCACTCGCCGATCCACCGTGTGGTGCTGCACGACACGCAGTCGCTCGACCGCTTCCACCTCTACCATCCGCTCAGTGACAGCTCGTATGAGCTGCCGGCAACAGTCCGACGCGACATGCACGGATGCGACCGCGTGGTCGGTTGGACGTTCGCGGCCACGTTCCGCATGCTCCAGAACAACGTCGGTGACCTCCTTGCGAACCTCGACGCATACCGCGGCCGCGCTTTCGACGCGTACTTTTTTCTCAAACCCGATGCGTCGGTCAGCGGCCGCACGGTCACGATCGCGTTGCGGGCGCCCGTCGGCGTCTCGTGGCGCATCGCGAGCGGGCCCATCGGCCCGGTGTTCGAACTGCAGCTGACGAAGGCGCTCACCTCCCTCTATCAATACGCAGCGGACGGTGGCAATCAGACGCTGTGGAACGAGGACCAGTATCTCATCTCGGATCCCAACCCTTAATCGGAAAGACCATGGAAAAGACCTTTACTGTCAACGGCAACTCCTACATCTACTCGTTCTCCGATCTTCCGCTCTCGCACATCATGGCGATCGAGGAGATCTACTTCTTCAAGCGTGCGCAGATCAAGCGGAGCCCTGCACGTTTCGAGGACGTCGTGGCGAGCGGTTCGTCGGACTACTTCGTCCGCGCTGCGGCCTACTTGCTGCTCCCGCTCAAGGAGGATGGGTCCACCGGATCACCCGACCCAAAGGTGGTGCGCCGTTTCGTCGAAGGGCTGACCGGCGAGCAGGTCGAGAACCTCGAGGAGTGCATGCGGGATTTTTTCTCGAAGCGCAAGAGGTCGGATCTCGAATCCGACGTGCGATCGCGCGACTTTCTCACCCTCGAGGAGCTCGTGTCATTAGGAACGAAAGTGCAGACGCAGCTTTCCGCCGCGGCCAGCAACAGCGGCGCGAGCAGCTCGCCGAACACGCCGCCCTCGTTCACCCCGGAGAACTCGACCGAAGAGTGAACCTCGCCATGCGCCATCCGCTCATCCTCCTGCTCGCCCGTCTCGGGCACCAGAGCCGCGCCCTTGATCCGGTGCGGCTCGCGGATGCGCGCGCGGTGAATTGGATGGATGCGCTGGCCGCCATCGAAGCCTACGCGGAGGACGCCCGTGCAGTCTGAACTGTCCCTGAAACTCACCTTCAATCCGGCACTTGATGTCGCGAAGCTGAATGTGATGCTGCGCGCGCTGAAAGACTCGCTCGGCCCGCTTGGCAAGGATGTGAAGCTCATCGACGGCAAGAAGCTCGAAGGGGAACTGCGTTCCGTGGCGCAGGGCATGAAGGAGACGGAGAAGGACATCCGCGCGGCCGAGGGTGCGCTGCTCGGATTCGAGAAGGCCGGAAAGAAGGCGGGGCAGAACGCGCCGGATCTCGGCCGGTTCTTCAAGGTCAATCAGATGGTGGAGGGGCTGCGATCGGCGTCCGGTGCGCTCACGGATTTCCTGCGACCTGGCGTGGACTTCGAATCCTCTCTCGCCGCCGTTGGTGCAGTGACGGGACAGAGCGGCGCAGCCCTTGAGGATCTCGGCGTGCGCGCGCGATCGCTTGCGGTCACATTCGGATCATCGGCCACGAGTCAGCTTGAATCGTTCCAGGGTATCCTCTCGAAGCTCGGTCCCCAGGTTGCAGAGAACGCCGGCGCATTGGAAATGATGGGCCGCAATGTGAACATCCTGAGTAAGGCATCGGGAGACGATGCGAAAACCAGCATGAACGCGATCGTCGACGCCATGCTGCAGTTCGGTCTCGTCACGGGCGATGCGGCGAAGGATGCCGAGACCTCGACACGCATCATCAACGGTCTCGCTGCCTCGGCGAAGGTCGGTGCCGCGGAGATCCCGCAGGTGGCGCAGGCCATCCTGCAGGCGGGTGTTGCCGCCTCTGGTGCGAACATGTCATTCGAAGCCACGAACGCGGCGCTGCAGGTGCTCGCGGTCGGAGGCAAGACAGGCGCTGAGGCGGGTGTTGCACTGCGCAACGTGATCGGGCTTCTTCAGAACGCGTCCGGCCCCGCCGCAGAGGCGATGGGGCAGATGGGCACATCGAGCAAGGAACTTGGCGAGCTGCTGACGACCAAGGGTCTCGATGCGGCACTTGCGAAGCTGCGCGACGGGATGAAGAATCTCGGCACAGACGCGGAACGCAACAGCGCGCTGATGAAGATTTTCGGGATGGAGAACTCCGCAGCTGCCGGCATCATGCTGCGGAACCTCGATCAGATGAAGACGTTCGAACAGGGCATCGTCGCCGGTCAGCAAGGGGTCGGTTCAGCGTTTGAGCAGGCGGCCGTGCGGATGAACACGGCGCAGGGCTCAATGGATCGTGTGACGGCATGGATGCAGGACAAGGCGATCGGTGTGTTTAACATCTTCGGATCGACCGTCACGGCGACCATGGGAATCGTTGCACAACTCGGACCGCAGCTCGCGTCGTTGGCGAACGTCAAGGCCATCATCCCGGATGGCACGATGGAGAAGGCCCGAGCGGGACTGCAGTCGATGCTCCCGACCATACAGAAGATCTCGCCGGCGCTTGTCAGGACCGGGGCCGACGGTGCGATGGCATTCGCGGGCATGGGAAAGGCTGCGCTCGCGTTCGCCATGAACCCCTATGTGCTCGCGATCGCAGCGGTTGCTGGGCTCGTTACGGCCATCCATTATCTGGCGGGCGCAAACCACGAGGCTGCTTCTGAGCGCCAGGGTGAGATGGAATCGCAGCTGCGCCTCATCGAACAGCAGAAGGCGGAAGCGTCATCGAAACTGGCTCTCTCGGAAAACACAAAAAATCTGACGAGCGAGTACATCCTCCTTGCCAAGCAGCTGCAGGCAGAAGGTGCGAGCAGCGCTGATGCGGCATCGAAGAAGGAACGACTCGCGAATATCACCGAGCAGCTCGATGCGAAGTATCCCGGTGTCATCAAGCGCACCGGCGACCTGGCGACCAATCTGCAGGCTGTGGAGAACATGGCGAAGCAGAGCGGTGACCAGGTCGCCAAGTATACGTCGGAGCTTCAGGGCTTGGATAACAAGGCGAAACAGCTTAACGATGCACTGACGAAGAATGCGGTCGCCGTCTCTAAGGAGAACCTTGAAAATTCGCTGGTGAATGAAGCGAGTGGTATCACCGGCGTGCTCAATAAGACGGCTGAGTTCTTCAATATGGACAGCACTACTCGAAAGAATGTTCGTGAATGGATGGGTGGATTCACCAAAGAAATCGAGAGTGCGAAGAGCGCAGATCAGCTGAAGGACGCCACGAGCAAATGGATCGCCGATGCGATGAGCAAGGTGGACAAGGGTGAGTTCACGGCGAGACAGGCAGAGTTGGCCATCACGATGATTAAAAACGTGGAGAAGGCCCAGCAAGGATGGATTGACCGCATGCAGCAGAACATCAATGCTGCCGGCGCCAAGCTGAATGCACCCACTCCGCCCCCACCCCCTGATACGATTGGCTCTGAGATCGAGAAACTCAAGGGCAAGAAGAAGGGCCTGGAAGAAGTTCGCGAGAAAATCGTCATCTCGGGCCGCACTGAGGCGCAATACATGGCGGATAACAAGGGCAATCTCGAAGCGCAGGAGAACGTTCAGAAACGCATCGATCTTCTCGAGGGGAAGAACAAAAAGGAACACGGCAAGGACGCGTTCGAGCTGGCGAAAAAGGCCTATGAGAACGAGCGCAAACGGCTCGATGCAGAGAGCAAGCTTGGAGCGCTCTCGCGCGAGACGCAGATGATCGTGGAGGACCGCACCGCCACGTCGAAGGACGAACTCGTCGACGCGCAGGAGAAGCTCAAAACACTCGAGTCGCAGCGCACGGAGTTGCAGCGCATTCTCAAGGTCGGGGCGGACGGGAAGATCGGCATCGCGTTCAAGAACGCCGACGAGCGGGCTGATGCCGACCAGATGGTGACCGACATGAACAACGCCATCACCGAGGCGCAGAATACCGTCGGCCGCGCGACGCTGAAGGTGGGCGTCGACGAGCAGGCACTCAAAGACGAGCTGCGATCGATGGAGCTCGACCGTCTCTCATTCGAGATCTCCCTTGGCATCAAGGAAGAGCCGGAGATGCTCGCGGCGCTCGAGGCGGATCTCAAGGCCCTGCGCGAGCGCATCTCGGCAGCGAACGACACCGAGCGCCGTGAGCTCGAGAAGAAGGAACTGGACCTCGAACAGAAGGTGCAGGCCTCGCGCAAGCGTATCTACGATGAGAAGATCAAGGACATGGAGTATTCCCAGCAGCGCGAGGAGGAACTCGCCTCGAAGCTGCTCGATCGGATCAAGACGCTCGATGACGCGCTCCGCACCTCGATCCAGAACGCCGGCGCGAAACTGATCGACAAGAGCACTGCGGCGCAGCTCGATGCGCTCGAGCGACAGAAGGCGGAGACGTTGAAGATGACGGCCGACAACGAGGACGCGAAGGCGGCCGTCGAACAGGCGTTCGCAGCGCGTCGTGAAGCGATCGAGAAGTCGGCCGAAAACCGCCGCGCAAGCATCGAGGCGCGTGCACGCGGCATGGAGATCATCGCGGCCAATGCACGTGAAGCTGCACTCCTTGAGATCAAGCGGAACGGGATCGAGCAGCGGCTGGCGGAGGCGACAAAGCAGGGCGATGCCGAAGCGGTCAAGAATCTCTCGCGCGAGCTTGATACGCTGCAGAAGACGATCGCAGAGAAGAAGGACCCGCTCCTCGCCATCACCGACGAGCTCGCCACGGGCCTGCAGGAAGGCCTTGGCAACATGTTCGGCGGCAACATGGAGGGGATGGTCGACAGCTTCCGGGGCATGCTCTCGACGGTCGTCGGCATGCTGGAGCGCCTCGCATCCGCTGCGATCGTCAAGCTCGTGCTCGACTGGCTGGTGATCGATCCGTCGAGTGCCGCGCTGCCGTGGTTCGTGAAGATCGGCCTGATCCCAGTCATGAACGCCGCAGCGTCCGGGCTCGTCAACGCACTTATTGGTCCGATCCTAGGCAACATCCTGTCGTTCTCGACGGGTGGACGCGTGGACAGTCCAACGCTGGCCGTGATTGGTGATGCGAGCCGTTCGCGCGCCGGCGCCGATACTGAATGGGTCACGCGCGACAAGGATATCGCGGTGATCGCCCGAATGGCTGCAGCCGAGATGGCCTCACCGATGGAGGCGAAGCTCGACATCCTGATCGGTGAGATCCGCGTGCTGCAGCAGGAACGGACCGTGCTGCGTGGCACGGACCTCGTGCGGTCGTATGACCGCACGGCGGCCTTGCGCGACGAGCGGGCGAGGACATGATCGTGAGTGAACGTGTGTGCTGTCTGGGTGACGCCACCCCCATTCACTCATCTGAGGTAGACATGAAGAGTTTCATGGCGTACGTCGGCGGTAAGAGCCTGCTCGCCGATCGCATCATCCCCAAAATCCCGGAGCATCACGCGTACATAGAAGTGTTTGCCGGCGCGGCCTGGATGTTGTTCAAGAAGGAGCCCAGCAAGGTCGAGATCATCAACGACATCAACTCCGAGCTGATCACGCTCTACAGGTGCGTTCAGAACCATCTCGACGAGCTGGTGCGCTGCATGCGCTGGACGCTTGCCAGCAGGGACGAATGGGACCGTCTGCGTGAGGTGAAATCCGAGACCCTGACAGACATCCAGCGCGCGGTGCGATTCTTCTTCCTCGTGAAGAACTCGTTCTCCTCGAAGCTCGATTTTGCATCGTTCAGGGTGTCACCGACACAGCGTCCGACGATGAACCTCCTGCGCCTCGAGGAACAGCTCTCAGCGGCCCATCTGCGGCTTCATGGGGTCTACATCGAAAACAAGCCATACCAGTACATCATCGATCGATACGACCGCCCAGAGGCGTTCTTTTACCTCGATCCGCCCTACTACGACTGTGAGGATGTGTACGGGAAGGGGATCTTCACGAAGGCCGATTTCCAGACCCTGAAGCAGCAATTACAAGGGGTGAAAGGGCGGTTTATCATGTCCCTAAACGATCGGAAAGAAGTGCGTGAGATCTATGGAAAGGACTTCAAAATTCAGAAGATCGCCACCAGATACAGCCTCTCCGCCTCAGGAAACGTCTCGGCGAACGAGTTGTTGATCAGCAACTTCTGATGCACATTGGATCCCCGGATGTCCGGTGCAACACGCCGGCGTCCGGGGCTTCAAGACTGTGGCAAAATGTCCCATTCCCTTCGCGGCTCCCTTCGCGGCTTCTCAAACGGTTTGTGCCAAAATAGGTGCGGAAAAGTGCCAAAATGGCTGCGCCGTTACAGTTGCGGCGCTCGTGCACATGATGCACGACCTCGATCACATAGTCGATGTGGCTCTGCGTGTACACGCGGCGCGGAATCGCGAGGCGCACCAGCTCCATCGCGGGTGCGATGTAGCTTCCGTCCTCCGCGGTGCGGCCGAACATGACTCCGCCGATCTCGACGGCGCGGACGCCGCCATCCTCATACAGGGCGCATGTGATCGCCTGCGCGGGGAAATGCTCGCCGGGGATG